ACGAACTTACCACTAGAAGATTCATACTTTAGAAACTTACCATCTACCTTTGCACTATCTTCATCAACGTCATCAAGTTTTAGTAGATTAACTTCACCAGACCCTGGCCCATGTGAAAGAACCTTATATAGAATATCTCTTACTTGTTTAATCTCTGCTTTAAGATTGTCTACACTTGTTTCGTCAGAATTTTCTATTTCCTCCTTTAAATTTGTCTCCTCAATAAACTTGATTGCTTGTGCAACAGTATCACTTATTTCTGGTGTTTTAATCGGTTCTGGTTTGATTATATCAACTGTATCAACCTCGGTAAATTTGATGTCTTCACCATTATTCCAATCTTGAACAACTAAAGGTTCATCTTCTTCTAATTTTGATATGTCAAAATCTTCAGGCACTCCAACAGTGACCGCTGGTTCTGTAATATCTTTAACCTCTTTTGGTTTTTCTAATGTATCAATTATCGAATCTAATTGTTCAATTAGTTTTTCTTCTTTTTTCTTTTGTTTCTTTATATTAACTTTTGCCTCTTTAATTCCAGTAACGACAGTCGAAGTTAAGACATCAAGATTAATGTCTGCTTCCTTGAGAAGATTATCAAACTCCTCTTTTTTCTCTTTCTTGGCCTTTCCTAAAAGACTAAAAAATTCTGTGAGTTCTGGAGATTTCATTTATCATCTTTATTTTGATTCTTGATTAATTTTGATAACTCCGCTGTTGATCCTACGAATAGTGCATTTGTCACATTAGTAGGCCCTTTGTTTGGATCTTGTTCAAGATCCTTCATCTTCTGTTGTAGGTCAATTAGTTTATCTGTTGTATCTGCAACTGCTTTGATTGTAGTTGCAGCAACTTCATATGCTCTTGCAGAATCTGATTCCTGAGCTAATTCTAATATACCATTTACTGCTTCTTGTCCCTTTTCAACTAATGAGTATAAGTTTGCACGACTATATTCATAATCTTTTTCAGAATCATTTTTATCATCCTTTTTCAGTTGATTCTTTCGAGGTTCAATCTTATTGTCTTCAACGACCTCTGTATCAACGTTAAGTGCTTCCTCGATAGAATCAAAATTTTTCATAACTCTCCTAGATGTCTATACCTTGTGAAGGACTGAAATCCTTACCATCACTAAAGAATGATGACATTTCATCAAATCCAAAATCATCACCAAACTCAATTGATGCATCATCAGTTGCACTGAGAACACCAATACTTGCATTGTGTTCGTGTTTTGCAGCAATTGTATTATCATGACCACGAAATACGGTTACGTTCTGACCACTAATACTTCTAATCTTCATGATTTCAGTATCAATAATGATTCTCTGATTTGCAGCCAAATCAGTGGTTGCACTCACCTTGAAGGTTGTGACCTTCTCAGATATTCCGCCATCAAGAACTGTTGCTGTATCATCATCGTAATTTTGTTTAGCAAGAGGTGTTGCACTATATCTCTGAACTCTCTTCGCAGTCTTAATATTTGTGCTACCATAGTAATCGACATCAACTTTTTTGATAAGACCTGCTGGATCATCTGCAACTGGCCCGAATAGATATGTTTTTGCGGTAAATGCTAGAGTATAAATTATCGTTCTACGAGATTCAAAACCACCCTCATATTGATCACTATAATTAATACTCTCTAAAACGATTGGAATATCTTTTTTCTCACCAATTGAATCAATTAAATTAACCGTAATATTAAATGATGGTTGAAAGTAAGGAACTATCTGTTCTAATATCTGTAGAGCGTCATCACTTAACTTAGACATAATACTAAGTTCAAATGCGACATTGTATGGAACGGGCATATAAACTTTCTTAGCATTAGTTCCGTTTTTTGTAAGAAATGTTTGTGCAATTCCAGTTTTACGAGTTGGATCATATTGTAATCCTTGCATCTCGAAAGATAATCTAGGAAGAGTTATCGCAATCTCTCTATCTAAATCTGGTTGTTGTTGAATTCTGGCCAAAAATTTCTGCATTGGCCCGTAAGCCAACGGCACTTTCAAGACACTAAAGTTTGTCCCACTCGCATCCTTGTGTCGAATGTTAATATTATTAAAGAGAGTACCGAAACCGATAACTGTCTTTCTTAA